CCAGAAAAGCCGAACCCCCTGCCGAAGCAGAGGGCCAGCCCGTTGATAGTGTGATGCGCATGGCAATGCAAACCACGGCCCTATTCTAACGTGAAATAACCCCTGCCGGGGCATACAGCATCAGCATTACCAGCAGGAGCAGGAGCAGGACGGCCAGCCCCACCCGCTCGTCATTCGTCAGGCTGGTACGCCTCACCATCATATGGCCCACCCAGTCGGCCTTCCAACACCAGGCATTGCAAGTGCAACAAGATGCGGAATTGCCGCACCGACCCAACAAACTCAACCTCGCTAGGAGATAAGCGCCTCATAGGGCGGTCGGGGTGGTTTTCGTGGTCGTCGTCTGTAGTAGCTGGTGGCATACGTCGCCGCCAATACCGTGAGGAGAACTAGCGAACTATTTCTTGCCGTGATCCGCAACGCCCTGTCCTACAAGGTAGGCGCTCACGATCACCATGAGATTCCTGCCTATCTCGTCGGCTTGCTCTGGAGCAATCACCGTCGCGAGTAGCTGAACGACTACGCCCACAATGGCGACCCACAACTTTCGACTTTGCAGGCGTGGTGGAATATTCATTGTTTAGCCTCCTGTGGCGTCCCTACGCCCCATAGGGGCGATTTTATACCCTATTGGGGTATTCGTACCCCTAAATCTTTCCTGCCCACTTCTCATTCAATTCAGCCAGCTTGGGCTGATCATCGCTGGGAATGCCTTCGCCGGCCCGGTTCATGGACCTGACGGTGAATCCAAGATCGCCCATAGCGTCAATCATCTTGGTGTAGTTCAACTCGGCTCGGGCGCGTTCACTGCGTAGTTCGGCTTCCAGCTTGCTCACTCGTTCGTCCACGTTGTCATCTCCTATATCTCGGCCTGCACCGTGCGGCGCTGGCATAAATGGGCCGGGGTCAATACAAAAGCTGCCCCAGCGGGTCGCGTAATACTCAACGCCATACCGTTCCGGCTGGTCACTGACTCGAATCTCGAAATGTAGATGCGGGCCTGTCGAGAACCCACTGGTGCCGCCATCCATGAGGTGCTGTCCTGCGGATACGTCCTGGCCGACCTGTACCGCCGCCGTCTGTGGGACGCCGTGGGCGTAGCGCGTGCGGCCAAAGTCATGGGCGACTTCCACCCACAAGCCATAGCCATGCTCATCCCAGCCGACCACGGTGACGCGGCCATCAGCCACCGTGAACACGGGCGTGCCTGATCCGTATGCGAAGTCCCATCCGTTGTGGCCGCCGTAGCCCCAGCGAGCGTACACCTCTGGCGCACTGCCCCATCTCTGAGATATCCAAAACGAATCCGCTGGGCATGGCAGAACTAACTGCATCACGGCTTTCCGATGTGCAAGTTAAACCGCTTACGAGCAGGGTCACGAGTGAGCGCTCGCTTGGTCTGTGCCTGCTGGCATAACACGCAGGACCATTCGACGTTTGGGCTATCTGTGTGGGTGTGCCGACACCATCCGGTTCTAGTGGCGATAGCTGCTGTGGTCATGGTCGCGTCACAATCCTTGCACTTCAGACTCACTACTAGGCCATCATCCATATCAGGCTAGCCCACCCCGCAAGATTCAACGCGCCAAGGCTGATCGCCAGGCGCATGGCGCGGTTCTCACTGGCCCCAATACGGTCCCGGAGATTCGTTTCCCGGCGGTCAATCTCAGGACGAGGCACGATCACCGCCGTGACGCTGATCTGGAATTCGCCTAGCTGCCGGGTCAGGGCTTTGATCTCCTCGCGCTCGGCTCCGTTCATCCGACGATCAGCCCGATGAGCGCCGCCTTGTCCCCGTCACTGAGGCTGTCCATGTTTTCGATCACGGCGATGCGTGGGTCGACCGGCTCGACCGCGACATGCGCATCTACGACAGCTTGCGCGTCGTCTGGCAAATCCTGCTGCTTGCCGTTGGCGTCGTACGTGAACACGGTGCCGGTATTCTCCCCGTCAGTGCCGACCCCATTGGCCACATCAATCCCAGCATCTGACAATTCCGTGGCTAGCTGGTCCCCTCGAACGGTCTTATCGGTTGTGACAGTCATTAGTCATCAAACTCCTGGACCAAGATGGCCCCGCCGCGTAGCGTCAGCGTGCCGCTGCCTACCTTCATTCGGATGTTGAGTTCGTGGGCCGCATCGCTAACGCCGGTCCACGTATAGAAACCGGAATACACGTAATCTTGATTACTCAGGTTCTGCGTCACCCTCGACTCAGCGACTTCGGTCGTGCTGTCTAACTGAAGAGCGACGTAGTTGTTGGCGCTGGTCGTGTTGTTGTATGCGGAGAGGAAGTACCACACAATTAGCCCCCCTTTATCGGTGGTGATGGCCACCTCACCGCCAGAGACGTCCACATAACTCGTGCTGGTCGTTGAGCCGGTAGCTCCGGCAGTAAACGACACCTGGTCAATCTTCCCGCCACCTGCCGCCGCTTGGAACGTCGGCGCTGCGCCTGCGCCGTTACTGGTGAGAACGTGGGTTGCAGTCCCCACGGCGACGGTAGCGGCTACGGCGCTGGCAGACCATGTGATTAACTCGCCGTCAGTCCCATCAGCCAGTGCAGCGACGGCTACAGATTTCGACTGAAGGTTTCCCGATCCCCATTTTAGGGTCTCGCCTGGCAATAGGAACTGGATGCTCCCCGTGCTGGCATGACTGGTGACAACCACGCCGACCTTCTGAGATATCTGGGCGGCTCCGGTTAAGGCGGTGGCCGTCCAACTCCCAGCCGTCGCGCTGAGGTAAATCGGGTCACCCACACTGGAGCCGGACGTATCCAGTGAACCCAGCGTATAGCCCCGATACACCACGCCGGCGGCACCGTCAGCTATAGCCGCGCTCAGGATGTATTCGGCCTGTCGGCTGTCCGCGTCCGATTTCGTGATTTGTGGGGCGCCGTTGCCAGCATCGTATCCGCTGATGTAGACCAGCGTTCCTGCGGCCAAGCTCCCGCCTGTTGAGTTATCTACCACCAGGCCCTGACGTTGCGGGGCCACGACGCCTGTAGCCGTTTGCCCACCAAGATAGGCAAGGTTGCTTACCAGGCCATCGTAAATCGTTTCGGTGAGGACTTCGCCCGTGGCCCTATCCAGGGAATCAGGATCTGTCCAGCTCTCAGATACGGCCATTGCGAATTCTCCTACTTGACGTAACTGTCATTGTTTATGCTCCTATATATCCTTCGCCGATGCCCGTGACATCAATGATAAACGGCCCTACCGTCGGCACCTCACTCAACAGCCACCCCGTCAGATGCCGTGGCCCGATGTCCCAGACATCATTGCTGTGATCAATGGCTTCGATGAAGTATTGCTTCGCGTCCGTATTGCCGAACGTCTCGGTAATGGTCACGCGGTCACCTATCTCACGGGCCAGCATTGCCGCCGTGGTTGAGGCGGCTGAGACCCATTGCGCTCGGGCCGGGGTCTTGGGGTCTTTGAACTGGGCCACCCGTAACTGTGCGCGTGATAACGCCTCAGCATCAGTCGCGACGTACGAACTCGTGACCGCTGCCATATCTCGCCGCCCGAAATCGTCGATGGAATCCGTGTCGGTGGCTGTCTGGGCCGTGCCGCCTGTTCGTTGAAACGTGGCCGCATTAAAGATGGTGGCGGCATCGTTGTCGCTGTGCCACTGCATCAACGTATTGGCCGCGCCCGTGAGCGTGCTGCTGCTCGTGGTGCTGGCATACCTGGCATTGCGATTGTCAAAGGTGGCAATCCCACTGCCGTCGATGTAGAACACGCCCATCTCGGCTTCCAGCAAGCCTCTGATCAATTCAAGGCTTGTCGAGCTGCCATCAGCCGAGAAGTCATCAATCGTGTCGCCGGTATCGAGATCCCGCAAGCTTCCGGGCCAACTGATCTCGTCCAGCACGGCCTTGATCGCGGCCCCCGTGTTCGTGCTGCCCAGGGCGCTAATCGTTGGCGACCGCAAGGATAACCACGAGAACAGGTCGGCACATTGCAGCACGGTCTGGGCGGTGTCTGGAGATGGCTGCGAGGCAATGCTCTGAATGAAGCCGTAGAAAATGCCATACGTGCTGCCGTCATACGTCGCCTTGATCCTGACCGCTCGCATGGGCTTGACGTTGGGATATAGGGAACTGGCAGTATTGACCGGGTTGAACTTGCCGGCCTGATCCCGCAGCGTAATGGTGCAAGTGCCGGTTAATAACTGCCCAAGATCGTCGCTTCGTCCTCGGGTCGTGGCAAACCCCGTGCAATCGTCGGTGACGTCTTCAAAGCCAGCATCAGCGGGCCACCCACTGATCACGTCGGTGCCGCCTATCGTGGACACGTCGATACGAAATAACCCTTCGAGGCTTGACCCCCAGGCCACTTCCACGGCGTACGTGATGCCCATCGTTGCCATCAGGCCACCACCGAGTTCACGTTCAAGACCGACTGGTTCAACCGGGTGGCGTTCCGCATGGCGTTGACCGTCAGCGTTCGCAATTCACGCTCGCTGATCACGCTGCCCTGCACGATGATGGTTTGCTGAACGGCCCCACCCTGGCCGGGCCGTGTCACGCTGACCCGCTCACCGGGGCTTGCCATAAACGACACCGCCTGACTATCAGGACCGCCGGTTCCCGGCACCATGAACGATCCCCCACGTTGGAATTTCTGACCGACGCCAAACGATACGCCACCCTTGGTTCCTGCAATGAATGACTGGAGCCAACTTCGGGCCGCTGGTTTGCCTGCACCGCCAGCCGCCAGAATATCGGCCTGTTCTCTAATGGTGAAGAGGGCGTTGGCGACTTGGTTTTCTAAATCTCGGGCGCGGGCTTCATCGCCCTGCGCTCTCCAGTGGGCGGCTTGAAACTTGCCGCGTTCCTCCGCTTGCCGTTCTGCGGCTCGGCGTAAATCCGTTGCAACCATCTCGGATGCAGCCGTGGCAATCTGTTGCTGTCGCGTCGGCGGTGGTGGAAGCGTCTTGCCCATCACCCGTTGCGCCTCCGTAATGGCGGTGATTATCTTCTCCACCTGCGCCTCCACTTCCACACCTGCGCCTCTCGCCCATGTGCGCATGGTGGCCGAGAGGATATCGAAGGCACTGGGCGTTTCTTTAAGACCTTCCTTGACGAGAATTCCCAGCCATTTGTCGATATCTTCCGCTTCAACGCCGACCCTCTGCATCATGCGACGCAGGTCACCACTGGCAATCGTGGCTTTTTCCATGGGCGTCCGTACGCTCGTGATCGTCTTCTCGACCTCCTTGACATTCGTCCACACCGCAAACGCCGAGTCCGCTGCTGCCTGCTGCCTTTGGTCGAACGCCAGCAATTCGCTTGCGCCTCCGCTCAGGGCGAACTCGTATTTTTCAACCCCGCCCCGCAGGTGACGAAACAGTTCGTTTTGCAGTGCCAGAGGGACGTTGAACTCTTTGGATAGCGTGGTGATGGAGATGAGCTGGGCGGCCAGACTGGGCGCGGTTTTCTTCGCGATTATTTCCATGATTTGATGGGCTGCGTAGTTATCCTCGGCCAGTCGCTTGACTACGTCGCTCCCAATGCGCATTTGCTCCGCGTTGCGAGCAATCGCGTTTTCCAGTTCTTCTTGCGCTCGTGCAGCGTCCCGCGCCACGTCGGACAGGTGCTGTGTCCGCGCCGCAATGCGGTCCAATGGCAGTTCCCCGAGGGCATCGGTCACCGGATCAATGCCGTCACCTTTGAACTTTCGGAACTGTTCCGTGACACGTTGCGTGCGTAGCTGCTGATCCCGCAAGCTGTCGGTGGTATTGTCGGTTTCCTTGGCGACCTCTTTTAGGTCTTTCGTGCCTGATCGGTACTCTGCGGCCAGCTCAACTAAAGCGTCGATTTGTTTGAGCGTTGCATCCCTGACCTTTTCGACCGTCTCTTTGTTGTCGCCCAGTTCCAGGCCAAGTTCTTCGATCAGCGGAATCTGCTCGGCAGTTAATTGGGCATACTTCTCGTTGCTTTCGATCATGGTGTCCATCGCCGCTACCGCGTTTCGCAACCTGCCGCGCTGGACATCAATGGCGTCGGCGTTGACATTGAGGGCTTCCGTGATATCGGCAGTCGCGGTGTGGTAGTCGGTCATGGCGTCTGCCGCCTTGAGCGCCCGTTCCTCGCTGGTACGCAGATGCTCAATGAGCTTGAACAGGCCGACCGCCAGCAGGCCGACAGCGACCGTAGCCACGCCGACCGCTCCCATACCACCACCAAACGCCAAGACCGCCGGAATAAGCCGTCCAAGGCCGCTGGTCATGCCGACGATTCCGGCCTTGCCGAGCATCAGCGGTTGCATGGCGAAAGACAGGGCCACGACTGCCGCCGTCAGCCCTCCGATAGTCGCGGTCAAGACCAGCCCCGGACCATTAAGACCCAACACGACATCCAGCAGCTTGTTCACCACCGGCAGCAGCTTGTCCCCGAGACGAATGGCTAGTTCGCTCACCTTGGCCTGCATCTTGGCGAACCGTTGCGCCGTGCTGTCTTCCATGATCTCGAATGCCTTGGTCGCGGCCCCGGCGCTGTTCTCCATGTTTTCAAGGTTCTTGGCAAACGACTCGGCCTGTGAGCCGGTGATCCCCAAGATGGCCTGCACGCCTTCAATCGACCCGAGCAGCTTGGTCATCTGCGTGACGCTTCCACCGGTCGCGTCAATGACGATATCCGCAGCCTTGGCAAACCCCAAGGACTTGACGGCGGCTTCGCCGGTTTCAAACCCTGCGGCTTGAAACAGCGCGGCCATTTCCTCGGTCGGTTTAAGCAGCGACTGAATGGCCCCACGAATCTGCGTGGTGGCGACACTGGTGGGCGTTCCCTGCGCCGTCAAGGTGGCAATCGCCGCCGTGACTTCCTCGAACCGCACGCCGGTCGCCGCCGCAAGGGGCGCTACGTTAAACAGGCTCTTGCTCAGTTGGTCGAAGTCCGTCTTCCCAGCCTTGACGGTCGCGAACATGACGTCGGCGGCCTTCTCCGCATCAATGCCCTGAGACGAGAACGCGTTCATCACCGTCGTCAACCCGTCAACAGCCGTCTGGGTATCTGTGACGCCACCGATGGCGGCCCGTGATGCGACCTTCAGGAAGTCGAGGGCGTTCCCGGCAGGTATGCCTGCAGATATGGCCTGGTAGAGCGCCTTGGTGCTTTCCACCGCATTGGTCCCCAGCTCGGTTGAAAGCGACAGCACGCCGTCCTTGAGGCTGTCCAAGTTCCGCTCCACCTCAGGGGTCAGGGTGGCGACTTCGCGCATCCCCTTGTCGAAGTCAGCCGCCATCTTGACCGACGCGCCGGCTACGGCAATCGCCGCCACGCCAACTATCTTCAGCGCCTTGGTCGTCTTGCCTAATGCCCCGCTGGCGTTGTCCTTGGCATTGATCAGGATTTGCAGTTCAGATTTGCCAACCGCCATTAGGGGTTATTACTCCTTGCGTCCCGCTTGGCCCAGCGTTCCTCGGTCTTCTGGTGTTCGGTTTCGGCCTTCATCACCATCATCCAGCCATCAATGACCGCCGCAGGGGTGGCGCAAAACTCGCGCCACGATACCTGCATCCGTTGGCAGAGCAGGATTGGCATTAGCTGTTGCGGGAATCCGGCGCTACCGAGGAAATGGCTTCGTAACGCCCGTTCAAGTTTCCCGCTTCTTCCTCCGACCAGCAGTTCAGCCGAATGATTTCCCGGCCTATCCACTTGGCGGTTCGGTCATCCAGCATGGCCTTGTTCTGCTCGGTCAGATCCTGTTCATACGACCAGGACGCCAGCCCGTATTTGAGCAGGGTGCCAAGATCGTATTCATCCAGCGGGTCATCGGATGAAGGGGTGGCCGTCGCATCCTCAGCCCGTTGCGGCAGCGCGGCCATGATGTCGGGGTCAATCCCTTCCATCACCGCGAATGACCGCCGCGTGCGGGCCAGTTGGGCTTCATCCCGTTCGGGCCACGCCAGGAGCCGAAGGCCAAAGCTGGCCCCAGGCTCCCAGGGTGGTGTGACTTCAACCGGATGCTCATGATTAATCAGTGCCATTTTGTTCCCTCCTTAAAATGGCTAAGCCGGAAAGCTGGTGAGTTTGTTTTGGACCAGGTAGTTGACATCCACGGCCCCCGTCGGGTCGTACTGACTCACAAGATGCAGGCTGACCACGCTGTTGCCATCGCGATCTGCGCCCAAATCCTGCATCGAATCATCCGCATGAACGAATGACCCGCGTACCTTGATCTCGTGGTTCAGGCTAGCGTCAGGCGATCCAAACGCATCCCCCTGCAACTTGAGTTCAATGAACCGCTTGCTGCCCAGGGCCTTGGCCGCCAGTTCTGTCTCGTACAGGTTCGAGCCGCCCGTGTCGAAGGTGGCCTGTATCACCAGGTCCGTGGTCCGCGTTTGCGGTTCAACCCCAGCGAAGTCGAGCGCATCTCGGTTCTGGAGATAGTACTGGGGCATCACAAATGCCGACTGGCCGAGAGTGAAGCCGTATATTTGTCCAGAAATCGTGGTGTTACCCACGTTCGCCCATGTGGTGTCAAGGCTCATCTGCCAGCGCAGGTTCGCCGCAAACTCCACGGCTGGAAGCGCGATGCCGGATGTGTAGGTGGACTGGACGCTCTTGCGGGCATCCATATCCCATGTGATCTGCGGCAGCGCGTCCACGCCACCCGTGATCTCGAAGCTGGTGGTCACGCCGAACGGTGCCTCGATCTCCTGCTTCGTACTACCGTCATCCACCACCATCTCAATGGTGTATGCATCAACCGACGGCGCGGTCTGCGATGGCGCAAACGTCCAGAGGCGGGCTTCACCTGTGCCTGGCGTGGATGGGGTTACCCCACCTGCGACACCACTCAAAAGTGGGAGAAGGACTTGGTTAAAGTCCAAATCGGTACTTATAGATAATTGCGATGCCTCACGGGTGATCACGGGTGATGTTGCGGACCTGGATAGGACGCCGCTCAGTTGCCCCTCAAACATCTCCTGGGTCTGCATGTGGCGATACGTGCCACTCTTGGTCAATATGCGCCGTGTGGCGGCCACAGCCGTCCCATCGGTGCTTTCCTTGCCGACTTGTATCAGCGTCAGGGGTTGAACTCCAGCAGCCATTATTTATCTCCTGCGGCCTTCTTAGCCGATTCTTTCTTGTACAGGTCGGACGCTTCCACGGCCTCCTGAATACCTAACTCCTTGACCTCTTTATCGCTGAGGTCACGCGCTGGGACGCCAGGGATGAATGCCCCGTCGCCCACGTATTTCCAAGCCATCAAAACCTCCTCATGTAATGCTCACGGCATCCTTGATTTCACAGTCAAGCAGTAGGTCCAGCCCGATATAGTCCACGCCCGCCCACTGCAATACGCCTAGCGTTGGATCGCTGCCACGCAACATGCACTGGTTCACTGAACCGTTCAGCGTCACGTCGGCATTGTGGGCGGTGATCAGGGCGGTCATATAACTGGATGCGATATCTGCCGCCTGATCCTGGTCGGAGTCGTGAACAATCAACTGCATACGGATGGTGTAAAACAAGATCCGCAGCGAGATGTCCAGTTCCTGGTTGGTTAGGGTCCATGTATTGAGGAAGCACGGGGTGTCAGGCAGCGCCGAACTCATCGGCGGCGTGTATTTATACGCCCGCAGAATTGACGAACTAATCGGCGCGGTAATACTCAGGCTCTCTTGCAGGGTGACCAGGTTGGTCAGCGCGGTGCGAATGTCACCCATCCTTAGACCACCTGGCGGCTATTCGCCGCTCGACGAGCTTTAACTGGAACGGCAGTTTCATCTCGACCGCTTGCCGTGCCGCTCGCATAAAGAACCGGCCCTTGATCCCACGCCGGCCAATGCTCTTGGCCAGGGCGTAGACGTTAATACCCTTGCTATTGGCCCAGCGCCGCAGGGCGCCCACGGGCGGCGGTCTACGGTTGCGGCTGCGGCCCACTTCCACCGGCAGTGCGTAATTCAGATTCGAGAATACCCTGGCACTGAGCGGGCGCACCTTGAGATGAATACTTCCCTGTAAGCGCCCGGTAAAGCGCGGCGCTCGATGTATGGCCGTCCTCCAGGCCACTGTTCCCAGTTCCTCGAACATGGCGGCCAGCGGTTTGCGGTATAGCTCCGGCTTGGTTTTCTTCATCAGTTCGTCAATGCCCCGCGTGTCAATGCTCAGGTCGTTCGCTCCCAGCTTGCCCATTAGAACAACGACCGCTTGGCATACATCTGCATCAGCGCGGTCACGATCTCCTGGGCCTGCCGGCTGGTTTCTAGCACCGTCTCAGCCCCCACGTTGACCGTACGGGTGGCTCTGGGGGTTTCGAGGCGTAGGATGCCTGTGAGCTGAACACAGGCCTGTTCTATGGCGCTGGGGACCGCAGGCCATCCGAACGTCGCCGTAACCTGAACCCGGTGCTGGCCCCATAAATCCTTGCTCGACCACG